GGAAGATGTCACTACTGGGCTTTCTACTTCCACAGAAGCAAGTTTGGTTCAGTATAAGGAAGAAGAACTTGTTCAAGGAAACAAACATCATTTCTGGATTGCATTAGATAAATCAGAAACATTCTTTACTTCTGATCAGGTAGAACCAAAGCCTCTTCTTGGTTCCATGACTTTATCTTTGGAGACAGAAGATGATAGTTTATCTCCTGTCACAATAACTGGTCTTCAGTTAGGAGATGAATATACATTTAATTTCCAAAGATTTAAGGGCAAGTATACTGGATCCTCCAGTGATGTTCTATTTGGAGATCCGGTACAATTAACAGTTACTGTAGAATCTACTTCAGTTTCAACTTTCGCATCTCGTTTGGTAGATTTATTTAACGATAATCTTCCCGAGTATAGTTTTGAAATAGATTCTCAAAATACTTCTAATATTATCTTTAGATCTAATGAAGTTGGGTTTGACCTATCAATAGGATATGATTCTTCTACAAGACAAGAAACCAAAGAACCAACCAGAACAGAATCTGCAAGATCAAATGCTGGTATGGGTGCTGTCGATACTTCATTGAGAAATGCTGTTGCTGCACCTATCGGAGTAACTGCGATAAACGGATCATTTGGTTCTACAGTAGACACCACTTCGGATGCTGACGGAAATTATTATCTGGGAGGATATCATCATAAAGTAGATTTTGCACTTCCGAGTGAAGCATACTATGGAGATAAATTTGAGTTTGTCCTAAAAGGTTTAATATCTCAAAGTTCTACTTCTGAAACATATAGTGCTCCATCGACATTCAACCTATCTTTAGAATATGTTGCAGATAGAAAATACTTCAGCGCAGCTGCATTAGGTTCTGCGATAAGAACTTATGTAATGAAGAATTCTTATGTCTCCAAGTTTATGAAAGTTAGTTTAGAGTCTAACCTAATTAAGTTTGAGTATAATACAGATTCATGGGCGTATTTGGATAAAACTACCATACATAACCAAACTGGTGCATATGGTTTGATGAACGAGAACTCTGCCAAGTATACAACAGTTCATACTGCTGGAACTGCAGATTCTGATCCATTCAGTTCTGTAATGACAGGAACCGCTTCTCTTGCTGATGATGCATTCTTATTAATGATGAACGACATGACATCAAATGGCTATACAGATATTCCTACTGCTGTATCTCTTTATGATATGGAAGTTTGGGATGGAACTCAATATATTAGTAACACAATGTATGTTGATGATCTTCCGTCAGAAGCAATTTTTACGGGCGAACTTACCGTAACTCCTATGACTATGTTAGACTTCTCTGCTCAAGCAGCGCCTAACTTAGGGCCTCTGACTTCTGTTGGTTTTGTTCGATCCCAACTACCAGAATCTCTGGGAAGACAAAAAGTCAAAATTAAGTTCCCATTTGCAAGAGACTTTGGAACATTTGCAGATCCGATATCACATCTGTCAGATGCGGTTGGTGCTGGTTACAATAACGCATCCACTTCGTCTTCTACTGCGACATCGCACCCGACAACTTTGGGGGGTAATACTAAGTACTTTACTTCTTATAAACAACACGTTGTTGGCGCCGCTGGGCCTAAGTTCGTATCTGGTGCTGGTTCTACATACTCTGCGGATGGATTTATTTCTCAGGGAGATAGAAAAGGCCCAGAGACATCATTTGATCCAGATTTAAGAGGATATCATCCAGAAGTTTCTGTGTCTGACAACTACGCACACTATTCTTCTTTCCCATATCATGAGTGTGGCTTAGAATTAGAAAGTTTTGAAGTAATCTCAGATCACTCAATTGGGCCGGTCGTTCTTGAAACAAATGACCAATCAAACTTGGGAGGTGTCGCAGGAGATCAACCTTGGAGAATTCGTTTCGAAGTCAGTAGAGGTTACGAAGTAACAGATGCGTCTCCATTTATTGCAACTCAAAACTATCAAGGTGTTGGGGGAAGTAGAGGAAATACAGAGTTTGAATATCTGAAAGTACACGTTGCAACAGAATATCAAATTAAAGGGGATGGAACTGTAACTTCTATACAAAGTGCAGATGGTCTTGAAAGGGGCGAGTTTAGAGAGCCAGGATTCCTTGGTGGAGTTAGACCTCAATACTCTGGATATGTCCGAGCAAGAACTCACTTGATATCTCCAGAGGTTACTGATTTCTTGGAAGTACAATCACTCAAGTCTATTAGAACAAGTGGTTTGAATCCTTCTGCTGGTATTGTTGGATATAATGACTACAACAAAGTTGCAGCTGGTACAGAGGGCGAAAGAGTCCTTGGTGGAGGAAATTCCGATGGATCAGAAACAACTAAATCAGAATTTAGATATGAAGATAAGTATCTGAGAGGTTCTAGCACAGAATTAGTATTTGACACTCCATTCAATACTGGTACTTTGAGAATGCAAAAAGGATTCTTTAGAAGAACTGGTAAGCAAGAAAGAAATGTTGCCTTGACATACCCGATGAGTTATACATTGACTGTCGCAGATCATGGTGTTGTTTTCTATCTGAGAGATCAAGCAGCAAGCGCACAATCAGACGATTACGCATGGTTTGTTATTCAGAGGCACGTTGATTCTACAACTGGTGTTCCGGATTACGATTCACTATCACAACCAGTACACTGTGTATACCAGACTTCAGAGCCACCGTTGTTGTATTCTGATTTGACTCCTTTCTTCTCTGTAGACGAAGCGAGTGGAGAAACAATAGACAGAACAACTTCTGCCTTTGTAGAAGGTTTAACAAATCAATTTGGTTCTAGAATCTTTGACTTTAGAGTTGACGAATTTGTAGAACAGGAATTGAAAGCCTTTGATATTGAGAACCAAGGACGATTCAGAAGATTCGTAGTTCGCGAGAAAGACGTTCTGAAACCTTGGGATAGACACGTTTTCGCCGGTATATCTGAGACGGACTCTCATGCGGTACTAAATATATTAGAACAACTTGCATTGAATGAAGACGGACAATTAGTAATCCAGTTCCCGAATAGGTTGGGATCACAAAGATACTTCTTTACAGGAAAAGAATTGGATTTGATTGCGTTTTCTGATGGAGGTGCCGTAGGTCAGGATACTTTGATAACAAGTGATCGATTCAGTACTACTGGTACAACAGATAAGAGAAGACTGTATAAAGCACTTATGTCGACGAAACCTTTTGGTAATGGTATGAGAGTTTTGGCAATGGTCGCTGGATATGGAATCACATCATCACAGGCGGATACACGGCTCCTATCATCGTAAGTAGGAGTAACATATGTCTAACTCTACTATCCCAATTAGAGTTAATAAGGATGGCACAGGAAATACCGAGGGGCTCGCTGAATTTCAAACCGGCGAGCACATCGGCCTGGAGCATGGTGGAACTGGTGGTTCCACTGCTGAAGAAGCGAGAACTAATTTAGAACTTGCAAGTATTGCTGTATCTTCAGATTATACAGATCTGATAAACAAACCTGTATTAAGAACATTTAGATATGTTATTAATAGTGCTGCGAATCAGTGGGTCATCCAACATGACAAAGGAACTACTTCGTTTCATGAAAAACTTTTCGAAACGGACGGAACTCCATTTCTTGCCTATGTGGAAGTAATAGATTCTAATAGTTTTAAAGTACACCTTTCAGAAACAATTACTGGTTATGTTGATGTTATTTTTGACAATGTAGAATTATTACCAGAAATACCATAGTTAAACTCTTTCCTTTTTATAAATAGAACACTGTCGATTCGAGTTACCGGATCATTTATTTTTTGCAAAATTAAATCTTTTTAACAGAGAGGAAAAAAATGTCTAATAAGTATATTAAATTTCATGGCATTAAGCTTGCAGACAATTCTGTAATCGAAAGTTTGCGAATTGAGCAGGTTGCTACCGATCCCACACCCGCGGCAGCTGGTCGTTTGTGGTATAATACTACTGATAAAGTATTTAAGTTCTCTAGTTTAGACGGAAACGATCAAGTCGTAGTACGTCAAGCGGTCACACTCACAGAGATGACATCGGCAATTGCAGTAGAAACAGCTGCTAGAATTGCAGATGTTAATGCTGAAGAAACCGCAAGACAGACTGCTGACGCGAATATTCAATCTGAATTGGATGCCACACAATCGGGTGCTGGTCTTGCTGCTGACGGTTCACTAACCGCTCACAGTGGAACAAACTATATTGACAGTGCAACAACCCTTAAAGGGACTGACGCATTGCTGGATGCTGCGATTAAAGCAGTATCAGACGAAATCAACAATAGCCAAACTGGCACAGGTCTGAACACAGACGGTTCATATACTGCTGATGGTTCGTCAAACTATATTACAACTGCGACTTCATTAAAGGACGCTGATTCTTTATTGGATGCACAGATCAAGGTGAATGCTGACGCGATCACTGCTGAGGCAACTTCAAGAGCTTCTGCAGACAGCGCAAATGCAACGTCTATTGGAAATGTACAGTCTGAGTTGGATGCAACTCAATCAGGTGCTGGACTTGGTGCCGATGGTGCGTATAGCGCTAACGGTTCTGCAACATACATTAGTGGCGCGTCATCATTAACTGGTGCTGACGATCTTCTAGATTCTGCTATCGCAGCAGTCCAATCTGAAGTAGACGCAAGTCAAACTGGTGCTGGTCTTGATGCTAACGGTGGTTATACTGCGGATGGTTCATCCAACTACATTACTGCTGCAACTTCATTGAAAGATGCAGACTCACGTTTGGATGCACAAATCAAGTCAGTTGCTGACTCAGTTGCCGGTTCAATTACAACTGGTATTTCTGGTCTACAGACAGAAGTCGATAATGTTGAAGCTGCTGTCGGCCTTGCTGCTGACGGTACGTTTGACGCATTCAGCGGTACAAACTATCTTGACTCAACTACTAGTATCAAAGGTGCTGCTGAAGCACTGGATACTAGAGCGAAGGCAAATGCTGACGCAGTTGCACAAGAAGTTACTGACCGTCAATCGGCAGTCACTGCTGAAGCAAACTCAAGATCAACCGCTGATGCTGGTTTGCAATCTGAAATAGATGCAACTCAGACAGGTGCCGGTCTTGCTGCTGATGGTTCAATGACCGCTCACAGTGGTTCTAACTATATTGATGGTGCTGGAAACCTCAAGGCTGCTGACGCCGCACTAGACGCTGCTATCGCAGCAGTATCTGTTGTTGCTGACGCTGCAGTAGAGAAGGCGGGTGATACAATGGCTGGTACTCTGAACATGAGTAACAACCGAATCACTAACTTGCCTACACCAACAGATGACGCAGATGCAGCCACAAAGGCATATGTAGATGCGAACTCTCAAGGTCTTGATGTTAAGGCATCAGTAAGAGTTGCTACAACAGGAAATGTAGACCTTTCAAGCGCACTCGCTAATGGTTCAACAGTTGACGGCGTTTCATTGGTAACTGGTGACAGAGTACTTGTTAAAGATCAGTCTACTGCAAGTCAAAACGGTATCTATGTCGTTCAGGCATCTGGTGCTGCTGTAAGAGCAGGTGATTTTGATTCTGATGACGAAGTTACTTCTGGTGCGTTCACATTCGTTGAAGAAGGTACTACAAACGCAAGCAACGGTTTCGTACTTGTAAGTGCAGACGCAATCACAGTTGGTTCTACCAACATGGCGTTTGAACAGTTCTCAGGTGCTGGACAAATCGAAGCTGGTGCTGGTATCAAGAAGAATGGTAATGAACTGTTCTTGTCATTTGGTGCTGGTGTTGTAGAACTACCTTCAGACGAAATTGGTCTAGACCTCGCGTCTGATTCTGGTATGATGTTGTCTGTAGATGGATCTACCTCTTCAACAGATACTGCTGCTACGCTTCAGTTGAAGTTGGACGGTGCCACTCTTACAAAGACGGCTTCTGGTGTTAGAGTTGCTTCTTCAGTAATCACTGACATTTCTAACCTTCAATCTGATGCCTCTGGTCTTCAGACTGAATTAGATGCTACTCAGACTGGTGCTGGACTTGGAACAGATGGTTCTTACAGTGCTGACGGTTCTGCAGATTACATCTCTGGTGCAACTTCACTGGCAAATGCTGACTCGTTGTTAGACGATCAAATTAAAGCAAATGCTGATGCGATTGCTCAGGAAGTAAGTGACAGAACTACTGCGGTATCTAACGAAGCTTCTGCTAGATCAACTGCGGATAGTAACCTCCAATCTGAATTGGATGCTACTCAAGCAGGCGCTGGTCTTGGAACAGACGGATCATACACAGCAAATGGTTCTACCAACTATCTTACGACTGCTACAACTTTGGTTGAAGCAGACGAAGCTCTTGATGCTCAAATCAAGTCTGTTGCTGATTCAGTTGCCGGTTCAATCACATCCGGCATTTCTGGATTGCAAGCAGAAGTTGACGCAACTCAAGCTGCTGCTGGTTTGAATGCAGACGGTTCGTTCTCCGCTCATAGTGGATCGAACTACATTGATTCTGCGACAACGATGAAGGGCGTAGATGCTGCACTAGATGCACAAATTGCTGCTAGTCATACTGAGCTAGACTCACTGATCTCAGATGTTGAGGGCGACCTCGCAACAGAAACTGCTGCTAGAATTTCTGGCGACAGTGCGATCAGATCTGCTGTAAACTCTACGAAGTTTACCTTCCAGTCTACATCAACAGCTACGACTCACACAATCTCACATAACTTGAACTCCAACTTCTTGGTTGTACAAGTTATGGTATTGGGTGATGACGGATTGTATGCTAACGATCTTGTACCTGTAGAAGAGACTAACGCAAATACTCTTACTTGTTACCTCACGGAAGCAAGACACGTTAGAGTATCTGTAATGTCAATGTCAGATATTTAATAGATATCTATAGTGATAAAAAGGGGAGCAATGCTCCCCTTTTTTTATGTTCTTCAAAAAATATATTATAAATAGTAAGGTGAACATTTAAAAGGAAAGATAAATGGTTCCAATGAAACTATATAATATCCAGACTATGAAAAGTCCGGAAAGAGTGAGAGAGGCTATTGAAGAGGCAGTTAGTATCCTAAAACAAAATTGCATTCTTGCAGATTTTAATGAAGATGATATCAGAGAAAGATACTCTGAAGATTTGCGATTAGTTAAAAACTATTTAACTATCATGGAGTTGATGTTAGAAAATGAGTAAGAGAACTGTACATGGGCCTCAACTTCTTACATTTATAAGTAAGATAGAAAAGAACCTAGAAGACTTCAATTTTTATGATGCAAATTCTTCGAAAGAAGAAAAAATGGCATATATCAGATATCAGAGGGAACTTTTTGATATTGCAGAGAGAGTATTGGAGGGTAGTTTATACTTCGTCGGTACATCTCAAGAAGTCAGGGAAACAAAAAGTTAAAAATATTTTAAAATTATTTCTTTTTTCGGGTTTCTTGAGAGAAATAAATCCATAAATATACACATACAATTACTTGATGAGATTAAATCAATTCTAATTTTCGCAAAGGAGAATCATAAATGGCGGATTCAAATCTAAGCACTTCGATTGCTGCAGTACTTTCTAGAGGTCAATCACTTATTCCAAGTGCAACCGCATCAGAACTTGCTGACATCACCGAAGCACTTAAAAAAATCAAAAAGACTGATGACTCAACAGCAGAATCTGCTGTTAATGCAAGAGTAAGTTCGTTGTATTCTACTGCAACGATTGACGAAAAACTTAAACTGTCCAGAGCTGTCGCAAATATGTTGGAAACAAAATTTGTAGATGGTATCCAGTTTCCGGATGACACTGGGTTGTCCGATAGAATTCTAAAGACAAATGGTATGTCCACTCAATGGGCGAAAGTATCTTTGTCTGATATGGGTGCTTTATCTGGAACTCCGCAAGCGGGAGATATTTTAGTTTATGACTCTAGTTCTTCTGCGTTCGTTTCAACTGCAGCTGGTTCTGCTAAGATCCGATACTATGCAGATTCCGCAAGTCTCCCATCAGATGGCGAGAAGGGCGAACTAGTTCTTTGTGGGTCAGATTTCAAATTCTATTGCGTAAAGAGTGTAACTCATAACGTAACTGCAGTAACTGGGGCGTATGTAATCAATTCAGAGAATAATCCTGCATTGACTTTCTACAGAGGAAGCACATACACATTTGCACTTGATGGAACTTCAACTTCAAGCCATCCTTTCTACTTTGCAACAAGCAATGCAGGAAGTTTTACTGGTGAATACACAAGCGGAGTAACAAATTCTAGAGCAACATCAGGAAGTGTGACTATCACAGTTCCTTCAGATGCTCCTTCTACTCTATACTATCAATGTGGAAATCACTCATCAATGGTAGGGACTATCACTGTTGAAAGTCCTTGGGTCGCAGTAACGGCTGCAAACTAAAAGAATTATAACGGAGAAAACGAATGTCATATTTAGATAGCGCATTAGACGCAGCAAGACTTACAATGGTTGCTGACATCGAAGCACAAGTCTCTACCGCAAACAAAGACGAACTCTTGAAATATGCAAGAATGGTCAAGAATCTAAGAGAAACTGATAATGTAACAATCGAGACATTAATCAACGCAAGATTGGAGTCTCTTCTTGCTACAGAAGATGATGTCGATACTCTTTTAGATCTTTCTGACAGTTTGTCAAAGGTATTGGACTTGGTTCAACCTAATACAGAATCAGGAAGAGAACTTCCTACACAATCTGGAAATGGTGGTAAGTATCTTACAACAGACGGAACAAATGTCTCTTGGGGAACACCAGCACTATCAGATGTTTCTGATTTAACCAGTGTTTCTAACGGCGAAGTTCCAGTTTATAATGGTTCTGGATTTACCGGAGAAACCTTAGTAAATAAAACTATCGCTGCAGAATATAACTCAGTTGCTGGATTGCCCGCAAGTGCAAGCAATGGTGACTTTGCATATGTTCTAGAGAACAGCAACATTTATTATTGGAATGGAACTGCATGGACTGCATTCGGTTCATTTGTTGCTTCCTAACAATATAATAAAACAAAATAACGAGGGATAAAAGACATGGCAGATTCAAATTTACAAAACGCAATCGGCGCGATGAAAACAAAAATTCGTGCAGAGGTCGGTGGTGCGGATGTAGATAATGTATTAAAGTTGTCTAGAGCCGCAAAGAATACAGGTTTGGATACAGACGGAGATGTTGAGGGAGATTTCAACATTCGAGCATTGTCTCTATCCACGACTGCTAATGCAGGCGAAGTAGACAAGTTAAGTAGAGGAATTAGGAAACTTATCACAAGAGATGTAGACACCGGCGGTGTTTCTATTTCTAGTTCTGATGATGTTCCTGCTGGTTCTACAAACCAGTATTTTTCTGAAGGTGGAGCAAGAGGGCTAGTTCAATCTAGTGGAGACGTAAGTTATAATTCAGTGACTGGTGAATTTTCTTTCACTGCCCCAGCGGGTGGTTTGACAGTTTATACTAATTCATCAGAATTACCCTTGAGTGGAAACAACGCAGGCGACCAAGCACTCGTTACTTCTACCAACAGACTGTACATCTTCACCGGATCAGGATGGTATAGCGTACCAGTATCTTAATATTTGGTCGGTTCCTTATACGGTCAATAACAAAGTAATTTAAGGGAGTTGCCGAATGGCTGACGCACAACTATTAACGTCGATAACATCAATTAGTGAAAGAGCATCAGAGGTCGCGCAAACGGCCTCTGCGGATGAGTTACAGAAAATATCCAGAGTTGCTCCAAGTCTTGAACAATCAGAAAATGCAGCATTAGAAGTTGCAATCAACACCAGAGCAGCAGCAATTGCTGGAACTGCCTCTGCGCCTGACTTGAAAAAGATTGGAAAGGCAATTGGAAATATGCTGGAACCACAAACTACTTCTGTATCAGGAGAGTTCATTGGTTCACAAACCAATAATGCTGGAAAATTCTTTTCTACAAATGGAGCTTCAAAGAACTGGGGGGGAGTCACTATGGGTGGACTTCAACAGGTTCAGTTGTCCACAATACAGAATGATCAGACACTTGTATATAATAGTGTCAGCGGTAAATTCGAAAACTCTTCAAGAGCATTTGATATTCCAGAGTACTCACTAACACAAAATCTACCAGCATCCGGAACAACTGGAGAGGTTGTCTTTGATGTCCAGGCATCAGAACTCAAATATTGGGACGGATCCGATTGGAAGACTGCAGCTGTAGTTGCAACATCATCTGGAGGTGGAAGCTCTAGTGCTGCGACGACTTTAATGGTTGTCGGAAACCAGAATAGTTATTATGGTGCTAGTGGAATTTATGTGTATGACGCAAGTGATTTATCTGCTCAAGCAAATAAATTAACTCCTGCGAGCATTGATAGCGGAGACAGATTTGGTCTTTATGTTGCGGCAAATTCTGAATTTATTTTTGCCGGGGCTCATGGAGATACCAGTGGTATGGGTGCGGTATACGCATACGATGTAAGCGATTTAACCGCTGCGCCGACAAAACTAATAGCACACGATAGACAAAATGACGATTCGTTTGGAAAAAGCATTGCTGCCTCTTCGAATAAACTGGTAGTAGGTGCTCCAGAAGACGACGACCTCGGCAACAATTCCGGAGCTGTTTATGTATTTGATACATCTGATTTGTCTGCCCAACCAACTAAATTAACAGCGTTCGATGGTTCTGCAAACTATGTGTTTGGGAAAACGGTTGGGGCTTCTTCCAATCATATTGTCGTAGATTCTGGTGTAGATAATTATACTGGTTCGGTCTATGTCTTCGACGCAAACGATCTATCTGCACAACCGACTAAGTTCAGCGGCGATGGAAGTGACAAATTTGGAGTTTCTATAGCAGTATCTTCTAACCATATTGTAGTTGGTGCTTATCACGATTCTACTGCGGGAACAAGAAGTGGCGCTGTTTATGTATATGATGCAAGTAATCTATCTGCAGCTCCTACGAAATTGACGGCATATGATGCAATTAATTACCATAACTTTGGCGCTTCGGTTGCTGCAAGCGATAATTATATTGCTGTCGGCACACACGAAGACAAAGACAACGGTGATGCAAGTGGTGCTGTATATGTATATGATGCAAGTAATTTGTCTGCACAACCGACTAAATTAACTGCGTTTGACGGATCTGCTTATGACCATTTCGCAAAAACTGGATCAATTTCTATAAATTCGGATAGACTTATTGTTGGTGCTCAAATTGATGACGATGTTGTAAACAATAGTGGATCTGCGTATATATTTGATTTATCTGATCTTTCCGCAGCTGCAACCAAAGTAACAGCACATGACGCGGGATCAGATTATCGATTCGGGTCTTCAGTTGCGATGGTACAAAGTGCTGGAAGTTCTAGCGGTAGTTCTGAAGAAAGTTCCGGTGGTTCTAGTTCATCTACACCAGTAGATTGGAGTCCGCTCACATTGATCCAGACTGCTGGTAAGAGTGTATACGATATTACTAGTGGAACTACGGGGGAGTCAGATCTCGCAGTAGATATGACAGAAACGCATACCGTTCTTGGAGTAGACAAAGCATACAGTGGTTACGGATCAGCATATATCATAGATACTGTATCTGGAAATGTCACTGCGACCATAAACAATCCTAATCCATTAACGGCAGGAAGTTTCGGAAGAAGAAACTCTGTCGGCACAGATGGTACTCATGTTGTTCTTGGTAATAGAGATCAAGATCAAGTATATGTCTACGATATGACAGGAACACTTCTGAGAACTATCACTGGCCCAGATTCTGGTGCGATGTTCGGTCACTCTGTAAAGATTGACGGAGACTATATCGTAGTCGGTGGATATAATCAGGATAAAGCATATATCTGTTCTACATCGACAGGTGCGATTCTACACACACTGACAAATCCAAATGTATACGGTTCTACCCCAGACCAATTTGGGCAAGTGGTCGATATTTCTGGAAACTTCATGGTAGTTTCTACCGTAGAAGAAGATGCTGCAGATGGAAGTAACTCAGGTGTAGCATATGTTTATACTGTGGACGCTGGTAGTTTACTTCATACATTTGTCAATCCAAACGCACACGGAACAAGTGCTTTAGATAACTTTGGAATTGACTGTGCGATTGACGGGAACTACCTCGTAGTAGGCGCTTTCGGCGAATCTGACGCCGCTATAGGGTCTGGTTCTGGTAAGGCATACATCTACAATGTTGCAACAGGAACACTCTTACACACGATTGACAACCCAAATCCGGACAGCGGAACTGACGTAGACTATATGGGATGGTCAGTAGATGTCGAAGGTCAAACTGCGATAGTTAGTGCATGGTATGAGACTGGAGCCGCAGGAGCAGACTCTGGTAAGTGTTACCTCTATGATGTAGTATCAGGAAATCTATTACATACCATTGAAGATCCAAATGTATATTCTGGTGGGGGAACTGATGATAGATTTGGTTC